ATAACAGCTGAATCATTGAGTTACGTAAGCGCAGTGGTCAATGGTGGGAACGCTAATGAGGTGGATTTGACAGCAAAAAATGGCGGGGAAAATGGCGATCAGATTGATCTTAGATTCAATTACAATGATGCTGATAGCTTTCCAGCTGGGATAGTTCCAAGCGTTACAACCCCAATGGCTTCGGGTGCTACAAATCCAGACGTTGATGATGTGATCGGGGTACTTTCAGAGACTCAATACAACATTATTGCAAATCCCTACACCGATGCTACAAATCTGGGCAAACTAGAAACCGAGCTAGCTGATAGATTCGGTCCTATCCGGCAAAACGATGGTGTGGCCTTTGCTGCAAAAATAGACACTGTTGCAAATTTAACCACATTGGGCAACGGTAGAAACAGCCCACACAGCTCAATCATGGGTGTAGCAGGTCCTTCTGCTCCATGGGAATGGTGCTCTGCAAATGCCGGTCAGCACGCAAAAAGCGGGCAAGCTGATCCAGCAAGACCTTTTCAGACTCTGCCATTAATTTCGGTTTTAGAGCCAGCAGAGGCAGAGCAATTTACTTTAGCAGAAAGAAATAATCTTCTTTTTGATGGGATTGCAACATACCGTGTTGTGGCAAACCAGCCAATAATCGAAAGGTCGATCACAACTTATCAGACTAACGCTGCATCAGCTGCCGACACTTCATATCTGGATGTAAATACGCTTTTAACCCTGAGCTATCTGCGCTTTAGCTTTCGCAATCGTTTTGCCACGCGCTACCCGCGGCATAAGCTTGCATCTGATGGTGTTCGCGTAGGACCGGGACAATTAGTAATGACTCCGCTCATTGGAAAAGCCGAGGCAGTAGCTCTGTTCGCGGAATGGGAAACAGCGGGCTTAGTTGAAGGTATCGACCAGTTTAAAAGAGACTTAATTGTTGAGAGAAATGCAGCGGATGTCAATAGGTTAGACTTCTTGCTCCCAACAGATTTGATCAACCAGCTTCGTGTGGTTGGAGCCCAAATTCAGTTCCTTTTGTAAGTTTTAATTAAAAAAAACTCTCATTTTTTGAAAGGTAAAATAATGGCGAACAGAAGAGTTGGAGGGTTGATTAGCTTCCAAATTTCCGGGGAAGCTTTCCAGGCAAAAGGATCATTTTCTTACAACATTGGTGTGCCAAAAAAAGAAGCAGTAATCGGCAGTGATGGCGTCCATGGATTTAAGGAAATGCCACAGGTTGCTTACATAGAGGGTGCTATCACAGACACGGATGAACTGGACTTGCAAGCCCTGAGAGAAACGCGGGACGCAACTTGCACTCTGCAGCTGGCAAACGGCAAAGTGATTGTGGTTGAGGAATGCCATGAAGCCAGTGATGGCGAAGGAACAACGGAAGAAGGCGAGCTTCAAATCCGTATGGAAGGTGTGCGCGGGCGCGAGATATCAGCTTAAAATATATAAAATGGCCACATTGGTCATTTAGAGTTTCCCAAGGCCTAGCTTAGTACGGCATGACCGAAAACCCTTTGTCCTTGGGCTCTAAAAAAATATCCCGAACTAATAAAAAAAGGGAAAATAAAATGTCAGAAGCTAAAAAAAGAATCCCCTCCACAGTCAAGCTCGCATATCCCATCGAGTGGGATGGTAAAATAATAGAAGAAATCACTTTGCAAAGACCCCGCGGCAAACATCTTAAGAAAATGCCCTCAGACCCTGGAATAAAGGACTTGATGGCTCTAGCTTCAAGGGTTTCCGGGCAGCCAGCAATCATCTTTGACGAGCTTGATGGCATAGATGTGACTGCAATCTGTGAGGCAATCGGGGATTTTTTAACAAGTGGCCAATAAATTGGAAAAAAGCAATTGCAATATTGGCCGGAGAATTTTCATTTTCAGCTACAGAGCTAATGGAATTCACAGACGAAGACCTTGTTTTTTGGTGTGATCGATTAACGGATTTTCAAGAATGGAAAAGTGATGCCGACTGAAGTCCCAGTATCCCTGAAATTAAAAGCTGTTGACGGTATCACCAAAGTCTTGAATAAGGCTACAAATAGCTTAGGACGTATAAAAAAAGCTACTCAAAAAGCTTCAAATGCCTTTAAAAATTTCCAAGAAAAAACCAAAGGCATGAGGCAGTCCATAGGAAAAGTCGGAACTGGATTTAAAAATGTCGGTAAAAGCCTTTCGACCAAAGTTACTCTCCCCATAGTTGGTTTAGCTGCAGGAATCATTCAAACAGCTGCAACCTTTGAAAAGTCTATGAACAAGGTTAAGGCACTATCTGGAGCTACAGGTGAGGCTTTTGAATCTCTTAGAAATGAAGCAGCACGCCTTGGCAGTTCGACACAATTCAGCGCGTCACAAGCTGCCGATGGCATGGCTTTTTTGGCTCAAGCTGGCTTTAAAACTAACGACATATTAAAAGCAACAGCACCTTTACTTGATTTAGCAGCAGCAAGCTCCACGGATCTTGCTCAGACAGCGGATATAGCATCTAATGTTATGGGTGCATTTGGCATAAAAGCTGATGAAACAGCAAGAGTAGCAGACGTGCTCGCACGAGCTACAGCGGGTTCTAATGTTGATTTAAATATGATTGCTGAATCAATGAAAGCAGCAGCACCGATAGCAAAAGAATTTGGTGCCAGTCTTGAAGAAACTACAGCAGCCGTTGGACTTTTGGGTAACATTGGAATACAAGGTTCTGCCGCTGGAACAGCTCTGAAACGGGCATTTCTTGGTCTGTCCGCGCCAACTTCAAAAGCTTCAAAAGTTCTGAAAGGCTTAGGAATTCGAGTCACCGATGAACAAGGCAACATGCTTAAGTTCGATGAGATCATGAAAAATTTGGGGGGCCGACTTTCGGACTTACCACAAGCTGGTAGATTGCAAGCCCTCGATGCAGTGTTCGGAAAAATTGGTATAAGTGCTGCTTCAAATTTAGCCAAGGTTGCAAGTACTGGAGAGCTGAAAAAGTTTATAAGTGCAATGTCAAACACTGAAATAACTGCCTCTAAAATGGCGAAAACTATGAATTCAGGCGCTGCTGGCGCTATGACTGAGATGAAAAGCGCAATGGAAGGCCTTGCCATTGCCATTGCTGGTAGCGGACCAGATAGCCCTTTAAGTGCCTTTACGTCGATTGTCCGTTCAATAAGCAGTTTTATACAGGAAATCAGTAGTACTAATCCTGAAATCTTCAAGATGGCCATTATTGCAGCTGGCTTAGTAGCGGCACTCGGTCCTTTATTACTGATTTTTGGGGGTTTAATTTCGATAATTCCAACACTGATAACTATAGCGGGTGCTCTAGGTGTGGGTTTTGGTGTTGTCGCTGCATCAGCACTTGCGATTCCAATAGCCATAGCTGCACTCGTCGCGGCTGGCATATGGCTCATGAACAACTGGGCTGAAGTTAAAGAATTCTTCGCAGTTCTATGGACTACTATCAGTAGTAATTTTCTCGATAGTATAGCGGTTATACAAAAGGCTTTTGAATTTGCTTTTGGTGGGTTCGGATCTTTTGTGGAAAGACAGTGGACTTCGATAAAAGAGACTTTTAATGAAGGTATTTCCTTTCTGTTAGGTCTGGCAAATAAAGCTTTAGGACTATTACCAGATTTCATTAAAACAAAAATAGGTATCACTCCAGAGATAGAAAAAAGCTTAAATAACCCCCTAGGAAACCTCTCCCAAGGGCTTGGTACTAGCACCGGACAGGTGCAAAACAACGTAGTAAAACTTGGCAAAGAGAGGGAATTAAGGCGAGCAGAGACACCGACAAACAAAAATGAAAGTAAAGTAAGCGTAAAATTTGAGAATCCTCCTCAGGGGATGACATTAAAAACTGAATCTACCGATGATAGCTTATTTTCAGTAGATACCGGTCTACAAGCGAGTGCCTTATAATGAGTGATCTTTGGAAAGCAAGACTTTTACCAGCAAGTTTTCGGGGAATACCTTTTAAGGTCCTTTCCCACGAACATTCCGGTGGAAGAAATAGTAAACGCCATGAAATCCCCGATCGTGATGGGGGGGTCAATGAGGATTTAGGTAAGAAAACCGATGTTTTTCGCATTGAAGGACACATAATTGGGGATAGTTATTTCTTCGTAAGAGATTCTCTCATAAGTGCCATGAAATCGAAAAATAGCGGTGTTCTTATTCATCCTTATTTGGGGATAAAAAACGTTATTCCTGAAGGGTTTTCTCTTCGCGAAGACACGATGCAAGGCAGAATAGCTTTTTTTACTCTGGAATTTGCTGAATCTGGCAATAATCTTTTTCCATTTGCCCAAATTGATGCAATTGTCGCCTTTGCTAACACTGCTGTTACTGCTGTGGCACAGGTGCAAAACGGTTTTGACTTAGCTTTTTCCGTGAAAGGCTTTCCTGCTTTTGTTACAGATGCAGCAGTTGCGAACCTTGGGACTTTAGCCGGTACTTTCTTATCTGTTTTTCCTAATGTCCGACTTGATTCTGAGAAACATGCCCAGCTAAAAAAAGAAGTCCAAGACTTCAACGACGACAAAGAAACGTTGGTCAATAACTCTTCAGACCTTTCAGCTTCTATAGACTCCATTATTTCGGGTCTAAAAGACTTGGTCCCAGATGTCCCAGAAAGTTCAACAATAGACAGCTCCAGTGGTCGCGACGATCAACTTGCTGTTTTCAATTCGCTGATTGTTTTTGATACTGGTGCTGAGGATCTACCGGAAAATACCCCCTCAAGAGCAGCTGAAAAGAATAATGGTATAGCCCTAAATAACCTTGTGCAGCAATTAGCTCTGGTTCGACTTTCCGAGCAGACAGTAAACAAGGTGTTTAAAAGCCTGGATGAAGCTGAGGAGCAGCGTACAACTATTGTTGACAACATAGATATTCAGCTCAAAAAATCATCCACAGACGATGAAACCTTTCAGGCTCTAGAGGATCTCGTGGCTAAATTAGTCCTTGCTGTACCTGACACTAATTCGGTTCTGGCAAACATAAAAACTAGCTCGCAAATAAACGAAATACCTACCTTGGTACTTTCCTATGACCTTTATGAAAGCCTTGAAAACGAGCAAGATATTATCGATAGAAATAAAATTAGAGAGCCTGGTTTTGCTTTGGGTGACTTGGAGGTGTTAAGCCAGTGACACAAGCCCTTACATCTCTGACAAACGTTTTTCGTGATGGCACTTTAATACCAGACGCTGTAACGGTAATTTTGAGTGAACGTGGCATAATCTACGATGGCTGGACAACTGTTAGAATTGGCAGATCCCTCAATCAGCTGGCAGCAAATTTTTCTATAGCTCTCATCGATAAATGGAAGGAGCAGAGACTCCCTTGGTTTTTAAAACCGGGGGTAAAACTGGTAGTGAAAATAGGTTCTTTTCCAGTGATAAATGGCTTTATAGACAGGCTCGATGTTTCCATATCAAAT